ATGATTAGTCATGTTGTTGACCAGTTCTTTATGAAGCATGATCCAGCGATGCGGTTCATTGTCTTTTCTTACTACGTGAACAAATGCACTATCAACAAAATAGCAGTAACGTTGAGAAATAACAGCGATGAAGTGCCGATGCAACCTTGTGCTGGCAAGTCTAAAATTAGAGTACCAAGTCTAAAAACATTTAAACGAAACGTAGAGAAGGAGCTAAAACTAGCAAAAGCCATAATTCACGAACTTCTTGTAAAAGGCTTTCTAATTCTGCGAAATTGTAGCGAATGTGTCGATAATGTAAAAATTAAGTATTGACAAGCTTGTCACCTTGTCCTATTATTTTATTGTAAGGTGGTCGTAGTGTAAGTATGATTCACCAAATGAATTTTAATAGCCCTGTTCAAAGATGAATGGGGCTTTTTTATTGCCTCAAAGTCAGGGAGGCGGAGTATGAAGATGAAGGATACATTCAAAGATATTCCTATTGAGTCACAGGCTTATGGCTGGATCACGTCATTCTTTGGAATGCTCACGTTAAGCGAATGGGCGATTATTATTGGGATTCTTGTGACTGTTTTCGGATATATCAGAGAATCGAGATATAAAAAGCGCTTGCTTGAAATTGAAGAAATCAAAGCAGGCATTCGTGATAAAGACGGGAAATTGATTAAATGAAACACTCTAAAAAAACTCGCTGTGTGTGCTGTCGCTTCGATTATTGCGATTGTGCTTTCTAAAAATGACGGGCAGATTCGCACAGGGCAAAGAGGACTAGAAATCATAGGTAATGCTGAAGGTTGTATGCTAGATCCGTACAAATGTCCAGCGGATGTGTTGACAGTCGGGATTGGTAGCACAGAAGCAAGCGGATTGAAGATTGAACGCAATAAACGATATACAGAACAAGAAATTGCGGATCGCTGGGTTTATGATTTAAAAAAGCCGAGCGTTGCGTAAATGTGTTCGCTGGTGGTGTGAATTTACCGCAAGGGGCTTTCGAAGCTGCGGTATCGCTAACATTTAATGTGGGGTGCGGAAAGCTAAGAAGTTCAATGCTATTCAAGCACGCACGTAACGGCAATATTAAAGCGATGTGTGATCAATTTCCGCGATGGAAGTATTCGGGCGGTAAAGCATTGCGTGGTTTAGTTATTCGTAGAGATAAAGAGAAAGAACTATGTTTAGCGGGCTTGTCAGACCAATACTAACACCAATCATTTTAGCGGTGAGTGTAATGTTGTGGATGTGGATTCAATGGCAAGTTTATTCTGGGCTAAAAGCAGAAAATGCTACACAAGCCCAAACCATAGTACAACAAAGTGCAGTGATTTCTAACTTAGAAAAACAAGCAGAAATAAACAGGCAGCTTACACTTGAAATAAGTCGCTTAGAAAGTGAGTTAAGGAAACATGAAAATGATGCGATTAATTCTATATCACATGATGAAAAGAGTACTGATGCTTACAATGCAAACGCTCCTCGTTCTATTATTAAGTTCCTGCGGCAATAAGCCAACAGTGTGTACTTGTCCGCATATTCCAGCAGCACTTCTCACACACCTAGATAAAACAAGGTTTAACGGTAATACTTACGGTGACGTTTCAAAGTACGCAGTAATACTCAAACGTGAGCGTGACGTATGTCTTAATCGCATAGACAAAATTAGAGAGTGGCAAACGGAAAACGCACAGAATTAAAAGAGGCATAGATATTTCACTATGCCTTTTTATTATAAAGATGATGATAACTCTCGTTGTGAAGCTACTGCTAAGAAATGGCTACGGTCTTTATAGATTGGATTATTAGCTACACGTTGGTCTATTCTATCAATTAGATATTGCGGTAATACAATATTAACACGCTGGCGTTTACCAAAGTAAGCAGTGATATCTACATCGATTAATAACCAACTATCGCAATATTGAAAATCTTCTTGTTCTTTATAGTGAAGAAAGCCCAAATCTTTAATTTGGGAAATATCAAAATCACCCTCAACCATCATTTCCAAGATGGTATGGATTGCGTCAGTTACCATTGGAGCAATTTCTTCGACAGTATCTGCAGCACTAAAACAAGAGTAAGTTTCATTAAAAAGCGCGGGCACACATAAGCCAAACGCTTCATTTTCATTTTTTGGCGTTTCAACGCCAATGGTAAATAACATATAACCTCCTAGATAGGACTCGGCAGAGCTATAAAAGCCCTGCCGATTTCTTTATGGATCTGACAGTACCTATTGGTAAATCTTTCTTGGGATGCGGAACAGGAAACGTCTTTCCTGTTTTGGGTGAATACCATATATGGTGCGACCCTTTACATCTCAACTCAGTACATCCAATTGCTATCAGTTCCTTGATTAAGTCGTGTGAGTTCACGTGATACCTCCTTTGCCTTAATCAAATATTATTATACACACATATACACACAAAGCAAGTATTTAAAAAAGGATTAACCACTATGCCAAAAAAGACGGGGTTAAATCCACGTCAAAAGGGCGTGGTTTAACACCTAAACAAGAAAAATTCTGCCAGCTCTATATTGAGCTTGGTAACGCAAGTGAAGCATATCGACAGGCGTATGACTGTTCGAAGATGAGTGATGAGAGTATTAAGGTCAATGCGAGCAAATTACTTAACGATAATACTAACATTACACTAACGATCGATAGACTTCGAGCCAAACATCAGCATCGGCATAATTTAACAGTAGATGACCTACTATCTGAACTTGAAGAAGCTCGCCAAGTTGGAAAGAAAAAGAATAATGCGGTCGCAATGGTTTCGGCAACAATGGGTAAAGCAAAGATTTTAGGTTTAGATAAGCAAGTTATCAATCACACTTCTTCCGATGGTTCAATGCGTTTATTGCCAACATTAAAAGAACTGTTCGCCAATGAATAACATTATTCCAATTTTTAAGCCGTTTATTGAGCCATATCGCTATAAAGTCGCTTATGGTGGGCGTGGTTCGGCGAAGTCGTGGACGATTGCTCGGCTGTTGATTGAAATTGCAAGGCGTTCTGATAGTCGTGTGCTTTGTGCTAGGGAGCTGCAAAACTCCATTAGTGATAGTGTTATTCAGCTTTTAGCTGATACGATAGAGCGACACGGCTATCAAAAAGAATTTGATGTACAAAAAAATCGCATTACTAACAAGGAGACGGGGGCAAGTTTTTTATTCTATGGCATTAAAAACAACCCCACCAAAATTAAATCCCTTGAGGGTGTCGATATTTGCTGGGTTGAAGAGGCGGAAAACGTTTCTAAAGAGAGTTGGGATATTTTGATCCCGACAATCAGGAAAGAATATTCAGAAATTTGGGTCTCTTTTAACCCGAAAAATATTCTAGATAATACTTATCAGCGATTTGTTGTTAATCCGCCATCTAATATTTCTCTGCTTAAAGTAAATTATTCAGATAACCCTTACCTTCCCGAAACGTTACGTCTTGAAATGGAAGATTGTAAACAGCGTGATTTTGAGCTTTATCGGCATATTTGGGAAGGTGAACCTGTTGCTGACAGTGAGTTAGCCATTATCAAACCGATTTGGATTGACGCCGCAGTAGATGCCCATTTAAAACTGAAATTCGAACCGCTTGGGCGAAAAGTGGTGGGCTTTGACGTGGCAGATGAGGGGGCGGATGCTAATGCGGTCTGTTTTGCTCACGGCTCTGTCGTGTTGGATGTGCAAGAGTGGAAAGGCGTGGATGTGATTTATTCCGCCGATAAGTCGTATCACTACGCTATTGATAAACAGGCGGATGAAGTGATTTTTGACAGCATTGGCGTGGGGGCTGGGGTGAAAGCCCATTTTAACCGCATCAATAAACGCTTTTCGATTACAGGCTTTAACGCTAGCGGAGAAGTGCTACGCAAAGAGAGCGAGTATGCCAACGGTAAAAAGAATAAAGATATGTTTGCCAATGTGAAAGCACAGGCGTGATGGGCATTGCGTGATCGGTTTATAAGACTTACCGAGCGATAAAGTGCGGTGATATTTATCCACAAGAGGAATTAATTAGCCTAAGCAGTGCGATTGTTGACTTGGATTATCTCAAAGCGGAGCTATCACGCCCTCAAGTAGATTATGACAAGAATGGGCGAGTGAAAGTGGAAGGCAAAAAAGAGATGAAAAAACGAGGCATTCCCTCACCGAATAAAGCAGACGCTTTAGTGATGTGCTATGCCCCTCTGCAAACGAAACAACTTTGGGATGTTCTATGACACAACTTCAACTTAACGATGGGTTAACCTCGCTGGCGACCAATTTAGGCAAACGACAAGAACAATTAAAATATACTAGCGGCACCTGCTTAACAGATGACAAAGTGCAGTTAGATACGCTCTGGAAACAAAATTGGATTGTTCAGAAAATCTGTAATAAAAAAGCACGAGATATGACAAGAAAATGGCGTGATATTTTTTCGAATGATTTAGAGGCAGAACACTTGGAGAAAATTGAAAGCATTGAACGCAAGATTAAATTAAAAGAGACATTAGAAAAGGCTTGTGTATGGGCTAGTCTCTATGGTGGTGTTGCTATTCTTGTGTTAACAGAGAAAAACACGACACATCCTCTTAAACTTGGGCAGAGTATTGAGAAGCTTATTATTCTTGAGCAAAGCAAAGTGCAACCTAAGGGCGAGAGAAATGAAAATGTTTTTGATGATAATTTTGGCAAGTACGATATTTATACAGTAAATGGCAGAATTGATGTTCATTACTCAAGATTACTATTCATTAATGCGGTTGAACGCCCTTTAGAAGATCAGCATAACAAATTTTGGGGGCTTTCTGATATTGAGCAGGTTTATGATGTATTGAAACGATATGATGCACTAGGTACAAATACAGGTGATTTAGTCCAAGAAAGCAAAGTTGATGTTTTTAAAATGGACGGTTTAACCAATAAACTTGCGGCTGGGTTTGAAAGTGATATTGCAAAAGCAATGACCTCTATTCAACTTATTAAATCATCAACAAATACACTTCTTATTGACAAAGAGAATGAGTATGAGCAAAAAGAACTGACATTTGCTGGCTTGCGAGATTTATTAATTGAGTTTCGTAATGCAGTAGCAGGGGCAGCAGAAATGCCTGTTACCATCCTGTTTGGGCAGTCTGTTTCTGGGCTTGCTAGTGGTGATGAAGATATTCAAAACTATCATGAATCTATTCATGGACTACAAGAAAGCAGATTAAGACCTGTATTTGAGAAACTAGATCCAATTATCTCAACAATGGCTGTAGGGTTTTACCCGCAGGATTGGTGGTTTGAGTTTGTTTCACTAAATGAAGTCAAACAAGAGCAGAAAGTGAATATGCTTAATACATTTTCCGCTGCTACAAATATCCTGATGCAGAATGGTGTATTAAGTGAGATTCAAGTGGCAAATGAGTTAAAGGAAAGCGGTTTATTTGCCTCAATTTCAGCAGAGGATATCGCCCAACTGGAGACTCCTACTCATGATGATGAATTTACCCGAAGTGATGAAGGGGCAAAAGAAACCAAGGATAGTGAGGTTTAAGCCGATAAAACAAAGTCGGCAAACTGAACTATGGTATAGCAGACAGTTAGTCTCTCGCGTTAAATGGTTAAGGGAGCAAATAGAAAGGGCATTGCAGAATAAGCAAAGCCTTTTTTTATGGATAGCGACTTTGATGTATTTAATACAGAGCAATTGCTTTCGGTAATTAAAAAGCTTTCTGAAAAAGATCGCACCAATGAGATTGAAAGCCTTGCCAGTGAATTTGTATCGCGTGGTAACGTTCAGAATCAACGTGAAGTAGGTGAGAACTTAAAACGACAAACTGGGCTTGATTTACAGGCGTTTTTAAATTAAAACACTACTGTGCTTAATAAGATGTCAGTAATGACGACTGCAAATGTACAGTTGATAAAATCTATAGAACATCAGTACCTTGATAAAGTTCAGACAATTATCACGCAAGGGGCAATCTCTGGTAAGTTAAATCGTGATCTTGCGAAAGAAATTCGAGACTTAGGCGGAGTTACTGAAAATCGAGCAAAGTTTATTGCTCGCGACCAAAGCTCTAAAATTAACGCAGCACTCACACAAGCACATCACGAAGAGTTAGGTATAAAAAAATACCGTTGGAGTACTTCGGGTGATGAACGTGTGAGAGATAGTCACGCTGAGAATGACGGTAAGATTTTTAGTTATGATGATCCGCCATCAACTGGACACCCTGGTCACGATTTTAATTGCAGATGTGTTCAAATTCCCGTGCTAGATAATGTACCTACGGATAAAGAGAAACAATTTACTGAATATCGAAAAGAAGTAGAAGAAAAACATCATAATTTGAGAAGTACTGAATTTCTACCTGCAAAAGCTGAAAAAATAGAGCCTAAAATTACAAGTGATATGACTCAAGTTATTGCTTCTGTTGGTGGTAAAGTGGCGGGGCTTGACTATCGTTTAAAATCTCTTGATTCTTTAGATCGTAAAATTAAAACCGAAATGTTAGCGGGACTTTCAGAAAAAGAAGCTATTGAGACTGTGAGAGATGTGATTCGTTATACAGCAATCTTTGATAACAATACTTTTGTAGAACAGTATCAAAAAATGCAGGATAAACTGACTAAGAAAGGTTATCGAACGATTGTCGTCAAAAATACTTGGCAAGAAGGAGAAATTTATAAAGGAATTAACACTTTTGTAAGTGCATTTGTTGGAAAAGATAATATTCCCTTCGAAATGCAATACCATACACAGGAAAGTTTTGACTTAAAAAATGGCAAATTACATCAGCTTTATGAGACATTCAGAAACCCTAACACATCTTTACAAGAAAAGGCAAAAATTTCACTTGAAATGCGGAAATTAAGTGCTAAGCTTAAAGTGCCAAAAGGTGTATCGTTAATCAAAGGGAAAAAATAATGTATCAATACTATTTAGCTGAGCTAGGTGATAATCGGCAGAAATTGATTCGTGGCAATCCTGCTGATTGGTTATCCTTTGCAACCTATGAGCCTGAAAAAGAAGATTGGGATCAGAAATTCGGAACGTTTTGGGCAGACAAAATTCTCGTTAGCGGTTTTTCGAATTACGAAGAAATTTCTGAAAAAGAGGCAATTATCTTCATGAAGGCACACTAATGTTAGCAATTAAAGCCAAGCAATTTGCACAGAAAATTCACGCACAGCAGTTTGATAAAGCAGGGAAACCTTATATCAACCATTTGCAGTTTGTGGCAGATTTTGTCTCAAACGAAAGCGATGAAGTCGTTGCTACTGCTTGGTTGCATGACAGTGTGGAAGATACCGAAACCGAAATAACTGATATATTGGCTTTATTTGGTAAAACAGTTGCTGATTCCGTGAGTTCAATTACCAAACAACAAGGTGAAAACTACCAAGATTATCTAGTGCGAGTGAAATCGAATGAAATTGCTAGAAAAGTTAAGATAGCAGATTTAACGCACAATATGGATTTAAGTCGATTATCCACGATAACTGAAAAGGATTTATATCGACAGAGAAAATATCAACGAGCCAAACAATTTTTACAAACCTAGCCTAGTGCTAGGTTTTTTACTATCTACACACCCGATCTAATAGGTCGGTTTTTTTATTGGAGAAAATATGAAATTCACGGATAAAGGCTCAAGTCAAAGAGCGGTAACAAAAGATGGCTATTTAGTTGTGCCAGCAACAATTTCTAAAGTGGGTGTATTTGAATACAACGCAAGCGAATTAGGCTTGCAAGAAACCGCAGTGAAAAAAGTCGCTCGTACGGAAAACTCTTTATTTTCAGATCGCACTTTAGCCAGTTTTGAAGGTGTGCCTTTGACCATTGAACACCCAGAACAAGGGGTAAATGCGAAAACTGGAAAGATTTATCTGTAGGCGTAAATACATCCAACCTATCATTAACGGTGCGAAAGCTATAGGTGATTTCTTTACTGGTGGGGATAGTGAAAATAACAATGTAATGTCAAATACAAGTAGTTACGATATGTTAGGCGTAGATCCAAGTGGTCAATTCTCATCATTGCCTAAAAATGCTATTTCAAACACAAGTGCGGACAACCGTATGACAAACAGCAATAATAAAATCACACAACACTTCACAATTAATGGTTCTGGCGATTTAGTGAAAGATATTAGTAAAGTTACACTTGACGCCACAAATGCAGTATTAAACACGAAAACAAGCGTAGTGATGTAGGGAGTGTTAATGTTTAATTTCACACAAATATCGAACAGACGTATCGGTAAAATTACACTTGATGTTGTGACGACAGAAGAGCATACGTCAGAACTCTCTATTACTGACAATCCAATTGAGAGTGGTGCTGAAATTGCCGATCATGCTGTGGTTAAACCTAAACAAGTAACTATTGTTGGGGTTGTAGTTGATCACGACCACGACGGTGCAGGATTAAATATTCCTGGTGTTGGCAATATCAGAGGAGTAAGTGATTTTTTAAATGGTTTACCTCTTCCAGCTAAAGTGATTTCACAGACACAGCAAACCATTGCTAAAGCAACGCGTGTGGCGAGTCAAGTTCAAGGAGCTATTGATACCGCTAAACAGGCGGTTAATAAAGTGCGGTCAATTGCTCCCTTTTTACCTGATTTTGGGTTGGGTGGTCTATTAGATAATTCGGATGCAAGTGGTCGGGTACAAAAATGCTACGCAGATTTAGTATCGAGTCAGAAATCAGGGGAAACTATCGAAATTCAGACAGGGTTGTTGCTCTACAAGAATATGATGATTGAATCTATTTCAGTTAGGCAAATAAAAGATGGCAGTGCTGAATTCACGATAACAGCAAGAGAAGTTTTTATTGTTGATACTGCAACGGTTTCAAAGGGTAAATCCTCTGTAGCAGGGAAGAAAAAGAGCGGGCGAGCTGGAGTTCAATCGGCAGCTAAAACTCAGCAAGGTACAACACAGCCTAGTAAGCCAAAAGAAAAATCATTACTTAGACGTCTTTTTTAAATAATAAGGTTTGATATGCTACAAATTCCAGTTACACAAGATCCATTTCAAGAGCAAACATTTGAGTTTGAAGGGATCAAAATACGTCTAACGCTGCGTTTCAATAGCATTGGTAATTTTTGGGCAATGGATGTTTTTGAGCCAGTTTCACAAAAGCAAATCTGTAATGGAGTATCGTTAGTTTGTGGTGTTCCATTATTGTATAGAACGACACAGAGCTATTTCTTTTGGGTGGAAGATGAAAGTGGTGCGCACTTAGACCCTATGGCAATTGAAGATTTAGGCACAAGGTGTTTTCTGTATATTGGAGCGAAAGATGAAGCAATTCGGACGACAATGGAAAGTTGAGCTGAGTAATGACAATGAGACATTAATTATTGAGCAATTAAGAGTCTCTTTTGAGATTGACAAGACAATCAATGAAAAGCCTAATCCAGCTAAAATAAGCATTTGGAACTTGAATAGAACACATATCAATCAAGCATTAAGCCAATCTTTTAAAAAGCTGACTTTGCTTGTGGGTTATCACGAATTAAGAACAATTTATTCTGGTGATATTAACAAAATCAAGGTTAGACGTGACGGATTGGACTTTATCTTAGATATTGAGTGTTCAGACGGATTCAAAGCTTATACTGAATCAAGGGTATCATCCACGCTGAAAAAGGGTGCGACTGATGAACAGATTATCAAAGAAATTCAAAAGACAATGCCACAAGTTAATGAAAGTACGGTCGATATTCCGAATAAAAGACAGCTCCCACGTGGACGAGTGATGAATGGTGACAGTCGAGAGGTGTTGAATCGCATTGCAAGAAATAACAATGCGGATTGGTCAATTCAGGACGGCAGCCTTGTCTTTTTACCAAAAGATAAAGTACTTAATGATGATGTTATTCTACTTTCGCAAGAAACTGGAATGCTTGGTATGCCAGAGCAAACAGACGATGGATTAGAACTTTCCTGCTTGCTTAATCCAGCACTTCAAATTGGTGGTCTTGTTAACGTTAAATCAATTTTAGAGTACTTTAATGGTGAATATAAAGTTATTAAATTATCGCATAATGGTGATGGTTTAGGTGGTGATTGGGTAAGTAGATTAACTGTTATTGGTGGAAAGTTTAAAAAAGTCGAAAAGAAAAAAGAGAGTAAATAGGTGGAATTTATGAATAACACAACAGAAATGTCACAACCTTTTCAATGTCTAGGGGTTCAGACTTGGTTAGATGAAAATGATCGCTTCATGATGTCTATTAATAAACCATCTAATAAAGTGGACAAGTTTACTGTTGCGATTAAAAACAAAAATGGCGATTTAGTTGGGCATTTATTATTTAAAAAGCAACTCAGAGTTAAAGGCCAGACATTGTTCTCAGTAGAGGAATTAATTTTGGGAGATTCTCAAACCCAATATCTACCAAATTGGCTACAACTTGTTCTAGGGCAGTGTTCCCAAGATTCTTGACGACTTTGATAATCTTTGTTTTTTCCTCTTTTGGAAGATCTGCATTTTCTATTTTTGATAATAGGAGTTTTTTTAATGTGTCTTCATGTAACTTAACAGTGATTGTACCTAATATAGATGATAGCCCTCCGTCATCTAAAAGAAAATCAACGCCTTTATGCGTTAGTCGTCCTTTGCTGAAATTACAACATGTATTTTTTTCAAAAAAACCAGTAACAAGATCGTGTTCTTGTAGATAGAATAAATTAGCTATACATTCTTTTTCAGTACAATGTTCAAATACAAAATCGATTCTCAAGCCGATTTTTGAATATTCGTCATCCGATATAATTTGAAATGCATTAGGATTCGGTGATGGATAAGTTTCAGCTAGTTTTAATAAGATATTCTTTTGAGTAGCTCGATTAATCTGCATATGAAGGAACCTGTATTTTATACACAGAAATATTTTACAGGTGATCGGTATTTTTAAGAAAGCAGGAAAATAAATAATTGTGATCTTCAACACAGACAATGATTTTAATAATGTTTAGAATTTAATCTCTTTTAAAAAAGGAGATTAATGATGGTTGATAGTATTTTTAGAGATAAGATTGAGAGCCACTCTCAGCATGTAAATAAAGTTGGTCAACATTGCACAACAGAAGAAACAACAAAGCAGGCATTGATTTTGCCTCTATTAGATATTTTAGGATTTAACCCTTATGATCCAACAAAAGTAAAAGCAGAATATGGTGCTGATTTTAAAGGAGTTAAAAATGGGGAAAGGGTAGATTATGCGTTATTTTGCCATAATGTCCCAGTTATGTTTATTGAAGCTAAATCTTGGTCTGAAAATCTAACCAATCATTCTCCTCAGTTATCCCGTTATTTCAATGCAACACCAGAAGTGACTGTCGCAGCTGTAACTAATGGTAGAGAATGGCGTTTTTTCACTGATTTAGATGAAAAAAATATCATGGATAGTACACCATTCCTAAAAATAGATTTTGAAAATTTAGATTCATCAAAGATTGAACAGCTAGCTAGATTTTGCCATGATTGTTTTCAACCAGAAGCACTACGCACTTTAGCTGAAGAGAGTGTTTATTTATCTGCGTTTACTAAAACAATTAGTTCTAGTCTAAAAGAGATAGATCTCGAGTTTGTGCGTTATGTAGCCAGTAGGTCAAATATAGGAAGACAATTAAATCAGCGTTTTCTTGAAACTATTAGCCCGATAGTAAAACAAGCTGTTGAAAAAGCAGTCAGTGCAATGGTTGTATATGGTTTGTCTAGTAAGAGTGAGCCAGAGGAAAAAATTATTGATTCAGAAAAAATTATTGATGAAACGGCACCAATAGTAGATCCTGAAAACAGTAAGATAGTTACAACATACACTGAAAGATTGTTACATGATTATGTAAAAATGATTTTAGGTAGCGATGTAGACTTAATTGCTAAGGATACAGAAAGTTATTTTAGTCTTTTATTCCAAGGTAAGACAAATAGATGGGTATTACGTTATTACGATAATAAACAACATCCTTCTATTCTAATGCCAATCGAATTAACAGATGATCATAAGAAAGAAATTTCTCGCGCTGGATTAGAACTTTCTGGTAATCAGATTATAATTGATATACCAGAAAATATTTTACGATTGAGCGGAATTATCCGTGATTCACTGGAATTTTGTTCGAATGATGAGAATTTCAGTCGTAAAAAATAATAAAGCATTAGCCCCTTAACTTAGGGGCTTTTTATATTTAGAGATTTAAATGTTAAACATCGTATAGATGGCTTAGGAATCAGATGAAGTGAAAGAAAATTTCCGTAATTTGTTCAACATCGTATAGATGGTTTTGAAAGGATCATTTTATTAATTAGAATATTAGTATTAAGACACAGCCCTCAATCGAGGGCTTTTTTATTTTGGAGGTTAAATAAATCTACTACACCAGATTACTCGCCCAATTATAGTAACCTCGTTTTGAGGTTTATATATTGGAAGAAAGTCCTTGTTTTCTGAATGAATAATATATTCATTAGAAAAATCATTTCGACTGACTTTCTTTACACCACTATAGCCACTAAACTCTAATAAAAAAGGGGAATCCATTTTAATTTCTTTATCTAATTTATTAATTAGCAAAACATCGTTATCTTGGAATAAAGGATTCATTGAATCCCCTAGGTGCAGATAAGCTAATAAATTAGCTGTGTCTATGTCATGAGGTAGCATATCACTTGCAATATGAAAATAACCACCGTCTTCCTCTCCATTTAGATAGAAAGGAATTTTTATAAGATATATTTCATCTTGTTCTAGAGATTTGATAAGAGTTTCTAAATCAATATGTAGGACTTCAGCTATACGTTTTGCTGTTTCTATACGAGGTTTTGATAATCCATTTTCATATTTAGATATAAGAGCTGGGGTTATGTTTGTTAAGTTCGCAAGCTCTTTTTGAGACAATCCAGCTAAAGTTCGCTCTTCTTTCATAAGTTGCTTAAATGGCAATATTGACATAATAATTACTCTTTTTTGTAAAAAATTACTTGAAATTATCTTTTTATAACATTAATATTACAACTAATCGCTCAATGCGGTTATCTAATTCCGATATTAACATAAATCTATAGGTGAATACTATGAAAGAAAGAATAGAGAAAAAATATATTACAGCTAATTTACCAGCTCATCTTGTTGAATGGTTACAAGGTTCAGCTAAGAAAAATTATCGTTCAGTAACTCGTGAACTTCAACGTTGTTTAGAAGAGTGTATGAGAAATGATAAAGCAGAAGCGTAAAAATGAGAAAGCCTTAATGGCGGCAACCACTAAGGCTAAAAATGAAAAACCCATTAACCAATCAGGAAATTCATTTATGAATAATACTACGTTACCAACAGAAATTCAAAATGTTTCTACATTTCAATTTGAGGAAATATCCATTCGTGTTATTGCAATAAATAATGAACCTTGGTTCATAGCCAAAGATCTTTGCAACGCCATTAATATTTCAAATTATCGTGATGCAATCGAACGATTAGACGATGATGAAAAGGGTGTCGCTTTAACCGACACCCTGGGCGGAAAACAAGAAATGAAAATTGTTTCAGAAAGTGGAATGTATACTTTAATTTTACGCTGCCGCGATGCAGTGAAAAAAGGATCGGTTCCACACCGCTTTAGAAAATGGGTAACTGCAGAAGTCCTACCCCAAATCAGAAAAACAGGGAAATATGAAAACAGAAAAACAACTACAGACGAAAGAACAGGACTAAGACAAGCAGTGAGTCAATTAGTCAGTAAGAAAGGGCTAATCTATTCCGATGCTTACTCATTTATTCATCAACGCTTTAATGTGCAACATATTGATGAACTGACAGCAGAGCAAATTCCAATGGCGGTTGAGTATATTCACAAGATCGTTTTAGAAGGTGAGCTCATTACAGATACATCGCCAAAAGTGAAAGAAGATGAAATCGTCGTGCCTTACAATTTGCTTTATGCCCTATATAGACAAGGACAACGTGGGCGACAATTAGGATATGAAGTGAATATCTTGTTAAATTCTTTGTTGAGATTATTAGGTGCAGAAGATGAAAGACCTAAAATCAAAGGGTTAGCCTATGATTGCCAAGCCCAATGTATCCATTGGCTAGATTTAGCTGAGAAGATTATTGATAAGAGAAATTTAACTGGAGTAAGAGCATAAAACTACTGAAAAAACGACCGCACTTTTTATAGTGCGGTTGAAAAAGGAGTAACAATGAAACGAGATTGGGAATTGATTCGTAAGATTTTGGTTAAGCTAGAGCAAAAAGTAGATAGTAGCCCACTGGATAGTGACAGTTTCAAGGGATTTTCTGGAGAACAGGTTGCTTACCATTATACTATTCTTGCTGAGGCGGGTTTAATTAAGATTGAGGATTATTCAACGATGGGCGGTGGAGATTGTGCAGCAGTTAATTTAATATGGCAAGGTCACGAATTTTTAGACAAAATCCGTAGTGATACGGCATGGAATAAAATTAAAGCAGTCTTAATGAAAAAAGGTGTCGATCTGTCTTTTGAAGCGATTAAAGTCGCAGGTACGTCTATCATTGCCTCTTTACTTAAATAGATATGTTGAAAAAATAGACGCCTTTTGTTATGTTTGAAGATAAATAAGGAGGTGAAATATGAGTATGTGGCGTTTTTTATTTAAAGAGGTCTGTACTGTAGCAGGGTTCTTCCTTATCCCATTATTACTGTTCTTCGTGCTGTTTTTTGTTCTAAATAACCTGTATTGGTATCATGTTATTGGGGGCTTATGTTTTTTAGTGTTCGCTGCGGTAATCACCTTTTATATTATCAATAAAAAGATCGAGAGAGAGCTTGAAGAAATGAAGCGAGAAGAAGATAAACAAAATCAAGTTAAATACGTCATTATTAAGTAGATCTATCCTCTGTAAATCTTTATTTGATTTTGTAGTAAAAAACTGGAAATAATCTGAACAAACGAAATATTAGCGAGAAGCTCAGCAAATGCTGGGCTTTTTTTATGGAGAAAATATATGTCAAACTACAACACGCATTTAGCAACGCCTGAGACTGCAGCGGACGAGCAAATAAAATATGCTCAAATGAATCTCCATACCTCACTACCAGCAAAGGTGGTTAATTTCGACCCTGCCAATCAAACAGTAACACTAGCGATACAGATTAAACAGGTCTTAAAAGACGGTAAGTCTGTACAGATTCCACCGCTTGTCTATGTACCCATCTCTTTCCCTCGAGGTGGTGGCTTTGCTTTTACTTTCCCACTGACAGCAGGAGATGAAGGAATAGCATTATTCAGTGAACGTTGTATTGATGGTTGGTGGCAATCGTCGAAAGCAGCAGAGCCACTAGATTATCGCTTTCACGATCTGTCAGATGCAATGTTTATACCAGGTATTTGTTCTGCGCCTAATGCAGTTAAAGGCTTTTTTATGAACGGTCTTTCAATGCAAACTTTGGATGGTAGCACGTTTATCAGAGTAACAGATGGAACGATACTAATTAAAGGTAATATCCAGCATACAGGCAATACGACACAGACAGGAGAGTTCTCAGCGACTGGAACTATATCAAGTGATAGTGATGTTATGGCAGCAGGCATTTCTGGCAAATCGCACGTTCATACTGGCGTTGTTAATGGACCAAGCACAACAGGAGGTCCTCGATGAGAGTAAGACGAGTTGATAAAAATCACGACTGGACATTTGGCAATAGTTTTAACAGTTACGCAAACCAAAGCGAAGCTATTGCACAATGTGTAAAAACACGTCTTTGGTCTTTCGCAAATGATTGGTTTTTAGATTTAGATCATGGCTTGCCATGGTTAGAGAAAATGGGCAGAGCAATTAATATTAGCGATCTTGAATTGAAAATAAAAAGACAAGTATTGGAAACGCAAGGGGTGAAACAGCTTACGCATTATGAATCAAATTTTAATGCTGATGAACGAACACTGACAATTACAATTGATTATTTAGATATTTACGGCACTTCACACAGTGTCGTTTATCGTTCTTAAGGGGTTGAAAATGGCTAAACTTGTAGAAAGTGGCATTGTGATTGAAAGGCTTGATTCTATCTTGGAGAGAATTGAGCAAGGATTTAAACGCATTTATGGACAAAATATCAATATAGATCCTGATACTCCAGACGGGCAAATGATAGGAATTTTAGGCCAGATTAAAGTTGATTTAGAGGAGTTAGCAGAAGATGTTTATCGGCAACTAGACCCTGATTTAGCAACAGGTGTTTGGTTAGAGCAGCGAGTTGCCTATGCTGGCTTAGTGAGACGTAAAGCTAGCTATAGTTATTTGCGTTCGGTGATTCTAACTGGCGATCCATATACCGAAATTAATAATCTGATTGTGTCTGATACTAATAAAACTCGGTGGATTTTAGAACAAAAGGCGACATTAAACGAGTCGGGTTCAGCTAGAGCAGATTTTAGAAGTGAAGAGTTGGGGGCGTTCAGTCTCAATGCTAATACACAACTAACTATCGAAACAATTACACTTGGCTTAAACAGTGTCACAACTTCAGTGGATGCAGAAATTGGCATTGAAGAAGAAACAGATAGCCAATTAAGACAACGTTTTTCTAAAAGCCGAGCAAAAAATGCCATTAACTCCGCAGAAGCAATTGAGGGCGGGATTGGTGATTTGGCGGATGTTAAACAAGTTATTGTTCTAGAAAATAATACAAGTCAAACAGACAGTATAGGCATCCCACCTCATTCAATTAATGTCGTTGTGGAAGGTGGGAATGAAACTGACATCGCACAAGTAATTTATAAAAATAAAGGTGCTGGTATTGGATTACAGGGGCAAACATCTGTCAATTTAATGATAAATGGCAAACATAGAGCAATTAAATTCGATAAGGCAACACCAGTAGATGTTCATATTAGTATGACGCTAGTCCGATACGAAGATTTTACCGAAATCGACAAAGACGAAGTAAAAAGAATGCTATCGAATGTGAAGTTTAAAATTGGTGAAGATGTTTCTCTCTCAAGACTTTATAGTCCGATTAATACTGTTGGTGGCTTTTGGGTTAAAAGTCTAAAAATCGGTAGAAGTTCTGATACATTAAACGCTGAGAATATTATTATTCAGCCGAGAGAACTAGCACGGATTCAACGAGCAAATATTCAAATTGAGGTAGAGTAATGAGTTATTCTAACTTATTAATTTGGCAATATCGGCACAAGCCTAGAGCCGTTGCAACGATAAAACTATTTGAGGATATATTTGGATCAAGTTTCATCGAACTAAATAACCTAAAAAATGTTTTAAACATTGAAGAATCGACAGGACATCAACTAGATTTGGTTGGCAAGCACGTTGGACAGCTCAGAATTATTAATGGGTATCAGCTTAGAAAATTCTTTGGTTTTCACACTTCGCAATACGCACTTAGTTTTGGACGATTAAATCAGAATGTAGGCGGACAATGGTATCGCAGACGAGATCCATTAGCCGACAGTGTAAGGCTGTCCGATGAAGATTATCGATTCTTGATTAAATGCCGAATACTGAAAAACTACCAAACAGGCACGCTACCGAACATTATCGAAGCGTGCCTTTTTGTTTTCGGCGAAGGTTGCGATGTTACCGATAATTACGATATGACGGTTTCCATCTCGATTCCGAGAACAAAAATGACAGACTTTAAGAAATTTGCAGTAGAGCATTTAGACATCTTGCCACGCCAAGTTGGCGTTAAATTCAATTATTCAATTCAATAACAGAGGTTAAAAATGGCAATCCAAAACAGACCTGATGAGAAGATTTTTGCGAGTAGTGCTGGCTCACAAGAAGTTAGTGCATTTCCTAATATTGAAAAGGGGTGGGGGTTTACATTTGAAGAGACTGGCGGCATCCCGACAATGGAGCATTTTAATGCTTTATTTAAGCGCATTGATGAGCACTTTAATTATATGCTACAACGCGGCTTACCTGAGTGGTCGGCAACATTAGATTATCCTGCTGGTGCATACGTTCAATACGATAATAAAACTTATAGATCTAAAAAGGCGAGTAAAAATCAACGTCCGGATATTGTTGATTCTACTTACTGGGTGAGATGGTCAATTGATTATAAAGAGGTAAGTAGTTTCATTGACGAAGCGGGTAAAAAAGGTGTGCCGCTTGGCTCTGTTGTCGCTTTCCCAAAACACATTACACCGCATGGGTATTTAAAAGCGATTGGTGGTACATTCAATCAAGCAACATATCCTGATTTATATGTTGCCAACGGAAATAGCAACATCCTACCAAATTTACACCGCAGTGATGTTGGTATGACAGCATATTTTGTGACAGACTCTATCCCTGATGGCTGGATTGCGTTTGATTCTATTAGAACAACAGTTACACAGCAGAGCTATCCTGAACTTTATCAGTATTTAGTTGCAAAATACGGCTCAATTGCACAAGTGCCGCTTGCAGAAGATCGCTTTATTCGTAACGCGGGCAATGGGTTGAATGTTGGTGCAACACAAAATGATGAAATCAAAAAACATACACATAGAACACCGCTTTCTCATAACAGCAACGATTATCAACAAATGTCGCAGTACTACAATGATGTTAGCTCTGTTTTAACTGCACCGTTTGTCATGGCGTTAGATGGTTCTGACGGAACTAACAACGTTTATGCTAGACAGAAAAATAATTTAGCGGCAGAAGGTGGCGAAGAAACACGACCTAAATCAATTGTTTTAAAACTCTGTATCAAGGCTAAAAACAGCTTTGATGATGTGCAATTTTGGATTAAAGCTTTCGGTGAAGTTGTAAACGCAGGTTCTTTAGATATTGGGGCACTAGCACAAGACTTGCAAAATAAAGCAAACATTAGTCACGCGCATCAAGTAAGTGACATTGTTAATTTTGATCAAAAAGTTCTAGAAGTTGTGAGCGATTCATTCTCATTACAAAAAATCGGTACATTTGAGATAAGAAAATATCATGACGGCACAATGATTCAAACAAACAAAGTGAATTTATCAGATGCACAAGTAAATTCTAAACGTGAATTTAACTGGGCAGTATCTTTCACAGAAAGACCAGTTGTTGTTCATTCATTAGATATGGGGGTATATCGACACAATGATGTATCGTTAACAACAGCAACTGTTCACGATGAATCAACTAACACGAGATGTGTATTTGCTACAAGAGAGTGGACGGCAACATTTCAAACAGAAGTTCATTTGATATTCATTGCAATCGGGAGATGGAAGTAATGAAAGTTTTTTATAAAGACGGATTTTATATTGATGGGCAAGAAGTCCCACACAAAGCGGTCGAAATAAGTGAAGAGCGTTACATTGAGCTGTTAAATGGTCAGTCGAATGGAAAAATCATCTTAAGTGATAAATATGGCAATCCGATTTTAATCGACCCTGCACCAAGTGATCTCCATGAGTTAGTGAATGATCAATGGAGTATTACACAAGAAAAACAAGCTCAACTTCTTGCAACTCAACAAGATGAGATGTGGGAAAAAATCAAGAAAAAACGCTATGAAAACGGATTAGGCGGTGTATATATCGCTCGAGTCGGCAAGTGGTTTCAAACTGGCGAAGAAGAAAAGCCAAAGTATCTTGGCTTAGATAAAGTGATTGATTCACTTGGTGAAATTGATTGGAAGTGCTACGACAATTCATTTATCAAAATGAACCGCACTTTACTCAATGAAATTTTTCTACAAATAGTCGTTGACGAAAACGCAGATCACGTTAATGCAGAAAAACATCGCGCGGAAATGCTGAAATCAGCAGATCCGCTTAATTATGATTTTTCAACTGGCTGGAGCGTTAACTATGAAGAAAAGTAAATATTGGCTAAACGTTGCGATCGCATTAGATCAGCTATTTAACGCGTTAACTTGGGGAAGTCCGGACGAAACATTATCGAGTCGAGCATATCGAGGGGCGGTACTTGCTGGAAAACCGAAGAAGAAATGGAAATTCTTCCACGCTGCAATTAATAAGCTATTTTTCTGGCAAAAGGATCATTGCAAGCAAGCATACATCTCGGAGTTAGAAAGACGGCAACTACCGAGAGAGTTTAGCAAAGTTTGATAATAAAAAAGGGCGTTTAGCCCTTTCATTCATCAAACATCGCATTTCCTCTTGACTGCTTTTCAACAAGATCGCCCCATTTCTGCATATATTCTTTTCTTTGTGTTAGATATTTTGCTTTATTGTATGTGCCACGAACTGTCGAATATTCAAAATGGGCAAGACATACTTCAATAATATCTGCATTAAATTCTCTTTCATTCATCTCAGTACTGAACACAGAACGTAAGCCATGTGCTGTGAGTTTATTTTGATACCCGATACGCTTAATTGCTTTATTTGGCGTATCTCTACTCATATGTTCGTGAACATTTTGTACACCTGGAAAAACATATTGTCTATGTCCACTAATTTTCTTCATTGTTTTAAGTATAGCAAGAGCTTGCTTTGATAATGGACAAATAAAGTCTTGTACTTTCCCGATTCTTCCTTTCATTTTATGTTTTGGCACTTCCCATAGTTCGTTTTCCCAATCTATTTCACTCCATTCCATCTGAACTATTGAACCGACCCTCATTGCGGTGAGTAGAGTAAGTTCAATGGCACACCGTGTTTCCAATGTTATTTTTGAGTTTCTTAGTGTTTCGAAGAATTCTGGTAGCTCATTAAAAAGAATGGATGGATTATTATCATGAACTGGTTTAATAAATACTTTCCCAATATCAGCCGTTGGATTACTTAGTATAATTGAGCTATTGACTGCGTGAACCATAATATTGTTTAGATAACCAATGATTCTATGCAGAGTGTCTAATTTGCCTTCCTTTTCTAAGTTACGTAATTTAGAAATCATCAGCGGTGCAGATATGTCGTAGATAGAGTAGTGGCCAACTACATCTAATAAATGACGTTGTAACCTATCTTTTATATCATCATAAGTATCTTGTTTTAGTTTTCTTGCTTTAACTTCATTCTCTCTGAGTTTAAGCCAACTCTTTGCTATTGCAGTCAGTGTAAATTCTTTTTCTTGTAATTTTTTCTGAGACTCATCAAAAATATGATCTTGTGGGTCTATATCTTGAGCAAGTAAAGAACGGTATTCATCACGTTTTTGCCTAGCGGCAGCTAAAGATAATTCTGGATAACCACCTAAACTTATGATGGTTCTCTTTTTAGAAAAAGGCTTGTAATACTGGAAACGCCAGATTTTTTTTGAACTACTTTTTCTTATGAAAAGAAGTAATCCATGTCCATCGGATAGATAGTAGTCTTTTTCCTTTGCTTTAGCATTATTTATCTCTCTGACAGTGAGTGGTTTAACTATTTTTGCCAT